AGCTCTTCATACCAGTCAAAGTTGAAGTCAAGTTCTCCGTTCCTGTGATGGATCCAACTAAGGACTTCAACGAGCAGCTCATCTGTGAATGCCACAACTTGCCTGTGTCGTACGATGGCCGCATTGACATGCTGGCACAGGACCACAGGGGCGACTACTGGATCTTTGACTGGAAGACTTGTCGTTCTGTTGCTCCGAGTGACGAGTTCCTCTATCTCGACGACCAGATTGGCTCGTACGTTTGGGCACTGAACTTTCTGAAGCTCCCAGTCAGAGGCTTCGTGTACCACGAGCAGCGTAAGGGCTTCCCTGGTCCACCTAAGAGAAATGCAAGCCGGCGGTTGGGAAGGCTCTTCTCTGTTGCCAAGAATCAGGATACAGACTTAGAGACCTATTTGCATACAGTGCAGCGGGAAGACCCCGAAGCTATGGCAGAAGGTCTCTACAACGACTTCCTACATTACCTCGAAGAAGAGGGCACAATGTTCTGGAAGCGGTACCAGATTCACAAGAACCATGACGAGCTTATCAGCATCGCAGAAGGTATCTCCTGGGAAGCTTGGGAGATGACCCGTAAGACTACTCCACTGTACCCCAACTCAGGACGCTTCTCCTGTACGACGTGTGCGTTCCGCCAGCCATGTCTAGGTATGAACAGTGGCGAAGACTACCAGTACACGCTGAACACCCTGTTCGAAAGGCGTGAGCACTACTGGTTGAGAGAAACACCATCAACAGAGTCAAAGGGCGGCGAATAAATGGCCAAAGAAGTCATCAGTCAGAAGTCACTTGCAGGACTACGAGTCGGAACCGTTGAGGAGAAAGACTCGTTCCTGAACATCTTGATCTATGGAAACCCTGGTGCAGGCAAAACTGTGCTTGCGGGCTCCGCAGATAAGGTACCAGAGATGCGTCCCGTTCTAGTTGTCGACGTGGAAGCTGGTACAGAGAGTCTCCGCAACACCTACCCCGGTGTGGAGACTGTCAGAGTAACCAACTGGAAGCAGATGCAGGATGTGTACAATGAACTGTATGCAGGAGGCCACGGCTTCAACACTGTGGTACTCGATAGCCTGACTGAGATCCAGAAGTTCAGCATGTACAACATCATGACTGAACTGGTTGCTAAGAAGGAAGACGCCGACCCAGATGTGCCGGGTATGCGTGAGTGGGGCAAGAACATCGAGCAGATCAGGCGCTTCGTTCGAGGCTTCCGAGACCTGCAGATGAACACCATCTTCACGGCGTTGATGAAGTCAGACAAGGACAGCAAGTCTGGCGTAACGACGATGAAGCCTTACCTGTCGGGAAAGCTGGCAGATGAGGTCGCAGGCTTCTTGGATATTGTCGTCTACTACTATGTCAAGCAAATTGGCACAAATGAAGACGCTACGTTCAAGAGGCTCCTACTGACTCAGGCAACTGAGCAGCAGGTGGCGAAAGACCGTACAGGACAACTTCCGATGATCATCGAAGATCCGACGATGGAAGTTCTGTACAAATATATGACAAGCACACCTAACAGCTAGCACGCCTAGCACAAACGAAAGGCACTACAATGGGTATTCGCGCCAATTTCTCCGACGTCGGAAGTGGTTCCGGAATCTTTGAGCCGCTTCCCGGAGGAAAGTACCATGTCAAGGTCACAGATGGTGAACTGAAGGAGGCAGGGCCGAATGCCAAGAACCCTGGCTCGCAGTACATCAACTGGGAGTTCACAGTCCAAGATGGTGACTACGAGGACCGTAAGATTTGGTCCAACACGTCACTGCTGCCACAGGCACTTTTCGGACTGAAGGGCCTCCTCGAAGCCGTCGGGATGGACACGAACGGTGAGATTGACTTCGACATCGACGATCTGATTGGCAAGGATGTTGTTATCCAGGTCAAGAAGACGCCGAAGCGAACCGTTGGTGACAAAGAGTACGACGAGGGCAATGAGGTAAAGGGCTACGGAGCTTACGACGCTGCTAAGGCGCCGGGTGGCTCTTCGCTCCTGCCGTAGTTAACCCCCATGAGATGGCCTAGCACTAGATAAGAACGGCTCATGCATAAGAGTGCCTCGTGACCGTCGCCATCTCTAACTCTTTCAGGAGGAATTAGTGACCATCGGAGTCTCTCCGGACGTTAACGAGAAACGGGAGACATTCTTCCGCTTTTTGTTCGGGCAGAGCTCCGGTTATGTTTGTCTCGCGTTTGGATCAACATCGGGTAAGGAACGGTTCAAAGAGCAGTTCTATCAGTACCCCGAGCAGATGCCTGAGTTGCTAGATGCAATCAACAAGGGCTATCTGGGTCAGAACGTTTGGTTCTGTCCTCAGTTGCTAGAGCGTGGTGGACGTCGCAAAGAATACATCGGCAGCACTCCTGTTATCTGGGCGGACCTGGATGCATGTAATCCGGATCTCATGAAGGTCAGACCGTCAATGGTCGTAGAGTCTTCTCCAGGACGTTGGCAGGGCTACTGGCGTGTGGAAGATGCGGAGCCATCTGAGGCTGAGGACATTGCACGACGTATCGCCTACTTCCATGCAGAGGATGGGGCAGACCGGAGCGGATGGGATCTCACCCAGTTACTGAGAGTCCCATTGACCTACAATTACAAGTATGACACGGACAATGGTGTGCCAGAAGTCTTGGTTACTAACGTCCACAGGTCGTTGTACAGAATGGAAGACTTTGCCGTCTATCCACAGGCAGCAGGCTATCAGTACCTTGAGACGCCTTTTCCGACAGAGCTGCCTAAGGAAAGTGCAGAGGAGATACTACAGGCGAACCGTTTCAAGTTGAACCCGCTCGTGTGGCAGCTGTTTCAAGTCGAACCATCGGATGACTGGAGCTCAGCGTTATGGCAGCTCCAGTTGTCTTTGTTTGAGACGGGCCTGTCACGTGAGCAAGTGCTTGTAGTCGTACGAGAAGCAAAGTGTAACAAGTACAAACGAGACGGCAAGGCGGAGAAGCTCCTGTGGAAAGAGGTCTGCCGAGCGTTCGCACGCTATGAAGAGCAGTCCAATGTAATGATTCCAAAGGACTTCGTCGAAGAGCCTCTATTGTCCGACGAGGAAAGGAAGTCCGTAGATGCCGAAGACACCTTCATCGAACGGTATACCGCCTGGGCGAGGTCCCTCGGCGATGCGGCTCCTCAGTATCATCAAGCCGGAGCTTTTGTCGCTCTTAGCAGTCTCCTTAGTGGCAGCCTTAGGCTACCTACTAGCTATGGTACGATAATCCCCAACCTGTGGTTCATGATTCTTGCCGACACAACCTTGACTAGGAAGACCACTGCAATGGACATTGCGATGGACCTAATCATGGAGATTGACACAGATGCAATCTTGGCCACAGATGGTTCGATCGAAGGTCTACTTGGACAGCTATCAACACGTCCTGGTAGGCCTTCAATCTTCTTGCGTGACGAGTTCTCGGGTCTGCTCGAGATGATCACCAAGAGGGACTACTATGCTGGTATGCCTGAGCTGTTTACGAAGATGTACGATGGTAAGATGCAGAAGCGTGTGCTCCGGAAGGAGACGATTGAGGTACGCGATCCAATCTTGATCATCTTTGCAGGTGGCATTAAGAACAAGATCACGGGCCTATTGAATCTAGAGCACGTTAGTTCAGGCTTCATGCCAAGGTTCATCTTCATTACAGCTGAGTCAGACATCGCACGATTGAGGCCGCTTGGTCCTCCGACGGACGTAGACATCGGGAACCGAGAGGCCATCAAGGCTGAGTTGTCTGACTTAGTTGCGCATTACAATACACAGTCAACACTTACAGTCAAGTCAACAAAGGTTGCAGTTACGACTCCTACACACTGGAATGCCATTTTGACAGCCGATGCGTGGGAGCGGTACAACAAGCTTGAGTCGGGTATGCTTCAGGCAGGATTGAATTCAGACAAACCAGAGATCATGACGCCTATGTATGACCGCTTGAGTAAGAGCATCTTGAAGGCATCCATCCTGATCTCAGCATCAGCTCGTCGGACAGACAAGCTGATCGTTGAGGAACGTGACATCGTACGTGCCATTCGCTACGGTGAGACATGGAGAATGTATGCCAAAGAGGTGCTCAACAACATTGGCCGTGGTGATGCTGAGCGTCAGCTCGAGACTATCCACAGGGCCATTATCAAGAAGGATGGAGTGACACGTTCACAACTCATGCAGTCGTACCACTTGAATGCAAGAGACGCGGACATGATCTTCCAGACACTGGAGCAACGTGGACAGATTACACGTAGCAAGAGTGGCAGAACCGAAATACTGTACCCAGCTACCAGGAAGGTGAAGGTATGAACTCCGTCGCTATTAGCAGTGGAGGACTTGACAGCACCACCTTGATCTACGAGATGATGCATATTGGTTATGTGCCTCACGTGCTCAGC